TAGGAAGAGGATAGAGACCTGACGCAATGCTACACTACAGGTTGATAGTGTGCAAACAGATGCTATAGATTTTCACTAACAAGCAACGCAGAACGATAAAAATATTTTTGTTGATGGATCGTGCAAACGTAGTCAGAATGACAACCATCGACAACAAACTAGGAGTGAGAGATGTTGGTTGATGTGCTGAAGGAAGTGCAGGTTCTGCTGAGCAAGATGGTTCAGCAAGACCACAAGAGCTTCGATATGTCTGGTGAGTACCTGCGCGAAGCAGGGATTGATTACGTTCGGGACGTCCTGTCCCTGCAAGGAAAGATTGACTATCTGCTTGGGAGCAAAAAATGAACGATCAGAACCGTTGGGAGTACGAGGTTCAACGCTGGCAAGAGGCTGAAGAATTCAAGCGCAACATCATCGCAGGAGTGAAGTGGACTCTTGCCTGGGGATTCTTCTTTGTCCTGATGTACACGATCCTGTCAGCATGATCCTAGACCCAGCATTCGTCTGGGTTCCTAGCGCCGCCACAGACGTAACGCAAACATGGCGCAAATTCGGGTGGAAACCTATTTCGGAGAGAACAGATCATGAAGCAAATCGCATCCGCGCTCGTCAAAGCTCAGCAAGCCTTTGGGCCAGCACTCAAGTCGAGCAGCAATCCGCACTTCCGCAGCAAGTACGCTGACCTTTCAGCGGTCGTAGAGGCTGTTATTGACGGTCTGAACAAACACGGGATCTTCTTGACGCAACTCACCCACGAGTGCGACAACGGGGTCATCGTCGAAACCATGCTTATCCACGAGTCAGGTGAAACCCTGTCTGGAGGCAAGCTCCACGTTCCCGCCTCAAAGCAAGACGCACAGGGTTACGGATCAGCACTCACCTATGCTCGACGCTACAGCCTGATGGCCATCACCGGAATTGCGCCGGAGGACGATGACGGTAACGCTGCAAGCAAAAAGACGATGAAACCTCTTGATGCAACAGCAGCCGTTAAAACGCTCTCAGAGGCTGCAACGATGGAAGATCTCAAAACCATCTATGCCAAGGCTTTCAAAGCCTTCCAGGGCGATACAGAGGCTCTGAAAGCTATCGACGCAGCCAAAGACGCTCGCAAAACGCAACTGATGGAGATTGCGTAATGGATCAACGCTCAGACGAGTGGTTTGCCGCCCGTCTGGGCTTTGCTACCGCATCCAGAATGAACGATGCTCTAGCAGGCCCAGAGACAGCAGCCAGACGGAACTACCTGATCCAGCTTGTGACCGAGAGACTTACCGGCCAGCAGCAGGAGTCCTTCTCATCAGCAGCAATGCAAAGAGGGACAGACCTGGAACCTGTTGCACGAATGGCATACGAGGCAACAAACGGTTTTGTGGACAAGGCAGGGTTCTACAAGCACCAGAGTATCGAATGGTTTGGCGCATCGCCTGACGGTTTGGCCGGGGACGATGGTCTTGTAGAGATCAAGTGTCCCAACAGCACCACACACGTTGACTACATCCTAGAAGGCAAAGTTCCGACAAAGTACAAGCGGCAGATGCTGGCTCAACTTGCCTGCACAGGCAGGAAGTGGTGCGATTTCGTGTCGTTCGATGACAGGCTTCCAGAACACCTGCAACTATTCGTAGTCAGGTTTGAGCCTAAGCCAGAGGAGATCGACAAACTTCAAGAAGGTGTTATCAAGTTTCTCAACGATGTTCAGAAGGAGTACGACAAGTGCCAGTCCTATACGAAGTAACCGCAGCAGGTGAGAAGTACACAGCCAAAGACGGGTCAGAAAAGACCAAGTGGATCAGGATCGGAACAGTCATCCAAACCAAAGCAGGCAGGATGTCGCTCAAGATTGAGTCCATCCCTGTCGGTTGGGATGGTTGGGCTAGCCTGATTGAGCCTCGCCAGGATGACGCTCCGAAAAAATCTCGACAGCCTGGGGATGATGATGACCTCCCATTCTGATCCAATCAATCCAAAGCATTACCGCAAAGGTCATGTCGAGTGCATCGACGCACTAACCGCTGCGTGTCATGACCTCCACGGTTTAGAGTCGTTCTGCACAGCTAACGCAATCAAGTACCTGTGGAGGTGGAAGCAAAAGAACGGAGTCGAGGATCTGCGAAAGGCTCAATGGTATATCGACAAGCTCATCGAGATAGCTCAGCCGCAGTCTTAGCAACCTCCAGCACTCTACGTGTCCAGCCCCTAGCAAATGTCGGGAAGTGCGGCAGGCTCTGGAGAAACTCCAGACGCTTGTCGCAAACTTCCTGCGCCAATTCAGCCGCATTACGAGCCTCTACAGCCTCGACAGTCTTGGGGCCAATAGACCCGTCTTTCGTGGCTCCCACGCACTCCTGAAGCATCCTAGAGGCTCTGGCAACACCAGAGTTCACAGCAAAGTCAAACACAGCATAGTCAACACCAGGAGGCAGGTCATCGCCTCGCACACGATCCCAGTAGTTCTTTCGATAGAACGGCTTGACTGTTTCAACAGTGAGATCACGCATATCCTGCTCTGTCACCTCTCGACCAAGATACTCTTCCCACGCTGCTTTCGTAACACCGAGGTTAGTCATACCACCAGGGTCTTGCGGATGCTCAACGAATCCACCCTCATGTTTAATTACCATCTGAAAGCAGATGTCAAACTTCATTTCTTTGCCCTCATGTCAATGATTTTCTCAAGGGTTCGACCACCGAAATAGAAAGACATGATCAACATCCCCCATTGCCCCAAAAGCTGAACGTAACTTTCGTTTGTGTCTTTGCCGAATGCAGACATCATTGCAAACGTAAAGTAGCCAGCAAGAATGAAGATCAGCGTCATCGGCCTAATGTTCTTTGACAGCCAACTGTCAGACCTCATATCAGCAGCATGACGATCTGTCAGGTTCTGCTGCTCTGCCTTAAACAGTTCCGTCTCATTCGCCATCTTTGCCAATTCACCAGACTGCTCTAACTGAGCCAGTTCAGCCTGGGCTTTAGCTTTGGCCTCCGAGTCAGGAACAACCTTATCAAGGATCTTGGTTGCGAACGGAAGTAGTGCTGTCAACGCTGGAAGCATTGCGCTTCTCCAATGCTGTAGATAAAGACTTGCGACCAACGACACCACCGATTGCGCCAATGCACAGCAGCATGATGTCTTTCAGGATTGCGAGAAAAGCCTCGTCAATCGGGCTAATCCGATCCATGTCGTGTTCCACAAACAGAACACCACCAAGAATCGTCAGCACAGATACAACTAGAATGCCGGTCAGCGACAAGGTGATGATTGCCCAAACACGAACCTCAATTTCATCGTTTGTCATGATTGCTCGATCACGAATGCAATGATGTGGTACAGGATCAACCCGCCAGTAAATACGATCATTGCAATGAAGGCATAGTCGGTCACAAGTCTGATCAGCTTCTTGCGTCTGCGGATCTGCTCATAGACCATCTTTTCCCGCTTCTCTTTGATGCCCCTCCGCATCATAATAAATTCGTTGTAGCCTTCTTTCCCAAGCCACCACAGTTCACCCAAAGTGAACATGTGCCGGATCTCTTCTTCCATCTGAGCAATCTTAATCTTCGCAGCATACGCATCGAATGCTTCAGCAGTCGCTGATTTAGCGAACACCAGTTTCTTAAACAATGGAGGAGGTTTGTTGGCGTTTTCCTCTTCTGTCCGCATCCACTCTTGTAGATCAGCAACAGCGCCAGCCCACTTTCCTAGCTGACCGAAAATATCTTCAGCCTCTCTGCCAACTTCAACAGCAGCCTTTAGTCCGTTAAAGACCGCTGTTGCAGTAGCTAATAGGCTGACTGGATCGAGCATTATTTAATCCACCCATCCCAGGCTGCTTTCATCACCAGCAAAGCAGCACCGATACCCGCAAGCCACTTCATAAACGCAACAAGCGTCTGTGCTGCTCTCCAGGCTTCTGCAAGGTCTTTGATCGAGTTGTTTAGTTCATCAACCTTGGACTCGATCTTTTCAACGTGTGCGCGGAGTTGTTCTACTTCGCTCATGTTTTAACCTTATGAAACACGGACAAAAAGACCGGGCCACCAACCGTATCTTGTGTCAGGATCTATAAACTCAGAAGTGTACCCAGGTCTGCCCATACACCTCCAAGATCCAGACAAGGAAGTACCACCTCCGTCATACGTTGCGGATGCATCTCTTGTTCTTCCACCACTAAAATCAGAGCGTCCATAAAACGCATTACCAGTAAAGTTATACCGCAGGTTGCTTCCAGAAACAGCGTCACCAACACTGAGTGAGTAAGCATTTGCTT